AATGACAAGACAGGTGAATCAACTGTTAAAGAATATACAGAATATGTCAGAATAGACCCACCATCAATTGCATTTATTGTTGATGCAGATGGCAGATTAGGTTATACTGACACTGGTGCTCAAGTTAAAATCTGTCCAGACCCTGCACATAGAAAAGAGAATCTAATGTATGTAAAGGATGGTGAAGAGGCTAGATGTAATATATGTAATGCTGTAGGAATTGATGCTTGGTTTGAAGTTAATACTGTATATGGTCTTGGTGTTCCTACCCCGAAAAGGGTAGTCTATGGAAAAGGTGAAATTCTATGGAAAGTAGGAAAATATTCTCCGGGAATGCTTTACGGTTATTCTCCAATCTACACCATCTGGTCAAAGGCAATGTCATTATCTCATATGGATGAATACATTAGAAAATATTTCGACAAGATGAGACCACCAAGAGGCATGCTCATCATGGCTTCAAGAAACTATGAGACTTTTAAAAAGTCATGGGATGTATTACAGCAAAAATCAATGGAAGACCCATATGCTATTCAACCATTATTAGTTGAACAGGACAGAGGTGGTTCTGGCAAGATGGCAGAGTGGCTTGATTTCACAGGCTCACTTAAGGAATTAGAATTTACAGTTATTAGAAGAGAACTTAGAATGATTATTGGTGCATTATACGGTGTTCTTCCACTTTACTTTGGTGAACTTCCTACCGGTTGGTCACAAGAGGGACTTCAAGTTACTATTACTAATCGTGCTGTCAAATGGGGACAGGATATTTTATACAAGGCATTCTTTAGAAAAATCGGAGATACGCTTGGTATCGATGATTGGGATATTAAATTGAAAGAGGGTGAAGAGACTGACAAACTTAGAGACTTACAGATAGAGGGTGTTGAAATAGAAAACATGAAAGCCTATCAATCTCTTGGCTTTGAAGTTTCAAGAACACCAACAGGAGAATTTATTGTTTCACAAAATCCTGTAATTACATTGGAAGACCAGTTTGAACAACAAGGTGGTTACGAAAATGAGACTGATACGGTTATAAAACCGGGTGGACGTGGAAGAAGTAGAGCTGACCCTAAAGAAGAACAACAACGTATGCAAGGAGCACCAGCAAAACAGAGACCGGGAACAGAGGGTGGAATACAAGGTGACCCAAGAGGTGCAGGACGTGGTACACAAACTGGTATCAGAAAGAATTTCCCAAAAGGTATAACACCTGATAACTTTGATATTGTTAAAACTACTTTACAAACTGCTTTAGATTTCGGTTGGAAGAAAACTAAAATAGTAGATGAATTAAGAAAAGCTACCAGAATGACAGTAAGAGACGCAAGAGAACTTGTAGATAACGAGATGAGTGCATTTGAAAGATGGGAGAGTGACAATGACCAAGCGTAACCATAGATGTGACGAGAGTTGTAAACACCCTCCTAAAAGAACAAAGGCAAAAAAAGTGGAGAAGAAGATAAAACATACAGAATCAATACCGGATGAAATTATGACAGGAGCAACTGAATTTGATAATGGTTCATCTACTGTAAATTTCTCAGCGGATAAAACTGAAACTGTTACCATAGATGAAGAGAATTCATGGGTAAATGTAGCAGCATATGCAACAAGAGAAGACCCTGAAATTTCAGAGATTAAACAACTTGTTAGAGAAATATCATCATATGATTTACCTAATCCAACTACAGAAGCTAAATTCATCATAGAAGAATGTCAACGCAAACTAATTAATTTGAGGAAGACACTTGACTGATTGTAAAGACGGCAAATGCAGTCTTTTACCATGTGATTGTCCATGTCATCAGTCTGTAAGACAGGTATACGAATGTACCATGTGTGGGTGTAAGCAGATTGGGTGATAAGAAAATCTCCGGTGGAGAACATAACTCCAACGATGCACAAAAGAAATTATGGAAGAAACATCAAGCAAATGAATATTTACACGTAAATGATGATAATGAAGCAGTATGTTTTGGTTGTTTCACAAAGGCAGCTTGTAATGCAACACTGATTGATATCTGTGGAGATTGTGCAGGAAAGAAAGGTAGAGAGGCACTTCTTGCTGTAGTTGCACCAAAATATTACGGTCTATGTTATATGTGTAATTCTTATAAATTCAATATGGAACAAATCAATGCAAGATTTTGTCAACCATGTCATAGAAGAATAGCAGATATTACAAAAGCTTACAATAAAGCCGGTGGACAATTTGGTCATGACCCATTTTGGAAATCTATGCGTAGGAAACACGGAAAGGATTTCAAACAAATCATGGCTGGTGAATCTGCACGGAAAGTAAGAATCTAAAATTCTGTATTATAGGTGCTTACAAATGTGGGCAAACCAGTCTAGTAGAATATCTCTACAAGAAATATCCCGGCTGCACTGTTGAAAAAGTAGAATGTATTTACAGAAAAGGATTACCAAACAAGGAATGGCACGAACAATACAAAGACTTTGTTAAAATTTTAATTCTAAGAAAGAATAGAAAAAAAGCATTATTATCTAATTATAATTACTTTATGCCCGGAGTAAGTCTAAACACATATGTTAATCAACCTAACAATGAAAATGAAGTAAACAATATTTTTGAACAAATTGATTATGACAGATGGATTAAACATTGGTCTTCTGAGAATCCAGAAGTTTATTATTTAGAGGATTTAAAAAACGACCCACTCTTTCCAAAGTTAAACGTAAACGAGTCCAACCCGACTCGTGAACGTCACCTAGAATTAGATTTATCCTATCTTGCAAGAAATCATAATATCGATGCTCGTACTTTAAAGGATATTTCTTCTGACTACTCATCCCCCCAATAAACCTATCAACATGTTGACCATATAATGATTTTCTAAATCTGCGAGGGAAGAAATTAATATAACCAGTCTTACCGTCAAAGAAAACCTTACCATACTGAACAACCACAGGATTTAACTCCTCTCTTGCAAACATATCTGGAATAAACTCTTCATTCCTAATATGAACAATTGTTCTAAACCAATCAATGTTTTGTTTCTTTTCTTGCTGAACATCTTGGTTAGTAACAACAAATAACTTTTCTAATCTAGGTTCAATATACATATCGATTATGGGAATTTTATGAATTAATTGGTCTTCTTTACCTTTATAATATTCTAAAAAATCATCAATATTCTTATAAACATATATGGAACTAGCCATTATAAACATTACAGAATACTTATTAATAAACCATTTGTAAAGTTTATACATTGAAAAAAGAAGTCAAATGTACTACAGACAGATGTAGTAGAAAAGACAAACAGTTGTTTGTATATTCTGATGGAAAGTTTACAATAGGCATATGTTATGAATGTGGTATGTTTGATGGTACAGGCACAGACCCAAAATTGTTAGAAGAAATGATATATCAACCTGAACTCATACTGGATTTAATCAATGTAGGTCAACTTCAGCCTGTTAACTAAATCTTTATAAATAATAATGTTTAAATATATTGCAATTGAAACTAAATCATGTCAGAAGACTCATTCAAAATTGGGATACCATTATTCAAGTTTGGATTCACTCGAAAAGACCATTCATTCGAAATCAAGGAAGGTCAGACCATTATAATGAGGGTATGGCAGTGGAAACGCTTAGGTTATATGAAGAAGGCAATCACTCTAAAAGATGGGAGAATAGAGGTACAGGTAATTGATTGACAAATCCCACCCAAAATATGACAAAATTGTAAGTCTTTCTCTAGAAAAAACTAACTATATTATAGATACTAAGGAATTTGATGATGGGGAAGAGGTATCATGTCCATTAGATGAAGGAATGAGAGTTCAGAAAAAAGAAGGTTGTGTTATAATAAAGAAATTATCACGACTAAAACCATTTTAACATTACAACAAGTTTAAATATACTGATTAACCGTAACCTATCATGTCATTAGCAGAAGACAAGACCAGACAAAAAATACAATTAGCATTCGTATTAATTCTGGTTTCAATGAGTATTACCTTACCAGCTTGGTATGTAATAGAAATAGGAATACAAGCAGATGATGAACTAGTCAAAACAATATTGATAGGTTCATGGACACTTACTATAGCAGGTGCAGGTATGGCATTTAGTCAAATTGGTCTAGGTAGGAAAGTATCCTAGCACCCTTTTCTCTTTTTCATTAACTTTATAAACCATTAGGACGTTTCTAATATATGCCCGAAGATGTATATGTGACTACTTTTAATACTAAAGCATTATTATTAAAAGAGGATAACACAGACAGATATTTCGAGGGAATATTATCAGTAGAAATAAAAGATAGACAAGGAGAAATTACAAGCATAGATGAATTATACAAGGCACTTCCTGCATGGATTGATAGAGGAGGAGCAATGTCAGATACCCATTCTAACAGAATTGTAGGAAAAGGTATTAATTTTGAAAAGGTAACAATTACATCAAAGAACGGAATTGAACTCCCAGCTATTAAAATTTTAGGTAAAATTCATTCATCTTCAGCATTAGATGATTTCATCTGGAAACAAATCCAGACAGGTGTTTACAAAGGATTGTCATTTGGCGGTGCAACTAAAGCAGACAGAACTCCAGTAGTTCAATCAGATGGTAGTATGGCTTATGCTCTTAAGGATTTAGAAATTTATGAAGTCGCAGTATGTGAAGACCCAGCAGTGGCATTTGCATTAATCACTGATGTTAATCCAATGGCAAAATCTTCAGAAGTAACAAAAGCATATCATGTGGAAAAAGATAATGAAGAACTTAAAATTAAATGTGATGGAACTAATTGTTATATTAATGCAGACGTTCAAAAATCATCTGCTAAAGCAGACCTTGGAACTCCAATAGACCAAGATGATGTTCCAAAGAAAGTTGAAACTATGATTGGAGAAAAAGAGAAAACAACAGCATTTGGAAGTCAAGCAGTAGAAGATTTCAAACCTGAAAAAATTGATGATAAAACTAAACCATTACCTACTAAATGGGGTAAGTTGGAATTTGATGCTTGTGAATCACATGCAAAGAAAGACCCCAATGTTAAGAATCCAGAGGGTTACTGTGGTTCAATTCAGCAACACGTAGACAAAAATGGGTTCATACCACACTTGATTGATTCAAATGGAGAAACTTGGTATGTTGATAACAATATGACTAAAGCAAATGAGGGTTCAACAGGTATAGGTAATCAATGTAAAGAAGATGCACCTTGTTCTGAGAAACCAACATTGGATGAAGCTGGACTAGATGAAGTCCAAGGTTCAGAAGTTAATGGAGACAGAGATTACTTTAAGAAAGATTGTGGATGTAGTATTTCAGTTCAAAAGGATATTATTGGTGGTACTGAAAATCCAAGAGGTTTAGGGGCATATAATACATCAGCAAATGGAACCGGGGGAGATAAAAATATAACAGTAATAAAAGAACCCGACAAGAAAAAGAAAGATGCAGAAATAGCAGACCCTGCAAGACTAGGAGACCCTGAAAAATTAGAATCAAATCCAAGTAAACTTAAAGACCCAATGGCTAAATCATTCCTAGAATCAATTACAGAATATTGGAGGGAAAATAAAACCAGTGATAATAACAGTGACTTACATAACGCTATAAAGGACTTCATAACTAATTGGAAACCACAGGCTCAAGAACAAATAACAAAAGCATATTTACATAGTTCAGAAAGTGAATGGATAGCAGACGCTAGTGCATTCTCAACATCACCAGAAGGAATAGCACAATACGGAAAAAATATAGAAGTAGACAAATCAGGAAACATAGTAGATGAATCAGGAAACATAATCTTTATAAACCCCTTTATATAAAAATACTAAACAACTATGACAACTTTAGAAGAACTCAAAAACATAGCTAAAACCGAAGAGTCCGAAGATAAAGAAGAAAACCCTTTTGAAAAAAAGGCAGAAGACGAAAAATCTGAGGAAAAAGAGGTAGAAAAAACAGAAGACGAAGATGAAACCAACAAGGCAATTCTAGAAGCACTTAAGTCTATTAGTGACAGATTAGCAAAAACTGAAGCTAAAGTCGATAAGGCAATGGAAACACCTACTGACCTACCACAGTCCCCAAAAGGTACTGCTGATAGTGAAGATGTTGGTGACAAAGTCACTGCACCAAAAGACCCATACCCAACTGGTGACCAAGCTGGTCTACATGATGATACTACATCAGAAGACAAGCCATCAGATGATAAAGGTGATTTGAAAATGCAGGAAAAATCTAATGTTACACATACCACTTCTCCAGTCGAAAGACCGGCTCACTCTGAAGTATCAAAAAGTAATGGCAAAGAAGACCTAGTCTCTTATCAAGTCCTACAGAAATGTAGAAGTGCTGGATATCAAAACCTCTCTGAGGTTGGAAAAAGTCTCTTAGACATCGCTGAAAAATACGATAAGGAGGGTACACTATAATGGTGAACGGTATTAGAACTATGGACGAATTAGAGTCTCTATACTACGGTGGATTTAGCCGAAGCCTAGTTGCTAAGACTAATAACCCAATGTTGACATCAACAGGTGGCGTTTTCAACGCAGTCTTTGGTGCTTATGCATGGGCTCAATTAAACTTAGAAGCAAACGCTTTCGGTGTATTACCAAAATATCCGTGGGACAAATCTGGATGGAGGGTTATCTCTTCAAGACCAACCATTGACACAGCACAAGGCAACACTTCCAAAGGTGGTGTAGCCGAGGGTGGTGTTATTCCTGACACTGTCAAACCAGCTATCGCTGAAATTGACGTCAGACCAAAAACAATGGCACTAACTTTCAGTACATCTGAAGTTATGGAATGGCTTTCCAATCACAGTAAAGACGACATTTGGGGTGGACTCGGTTCACTCAGATTGTACATGGCAGTACAGCATAAAGAATTAATCAACCAAGCCTTATTGGCAGACGTTGAAGTTCCAGCTGGAGCAGCCACTGCTAACTGGGCAGGAACTAATGACTTTGAATCATTGGACAGAATTATTTCTTCCGATGCTGAAGAAGATGCATTAGGTGGTACTTATACTACCAACTATGACCCTTGGGCAGGAACAACCTCTGCAATTGACAGAGATTCTGGTACAACTTATGACTCTACTGTTGATTCAGCTTCCGGCACAATCGGTACTGATGGAGTATTAACTGATGACGTATTACGTACTCACTTAAGAAAAATTAGAATCGCAGCTGGTAAAGACCCAAATGTGTTCCTAGGCAGTCACGAAGTTTATTCTGAGATACAAGGCTTATATCTCCCACAAGTCAGGGTCGCAAACCCATACGGTGAGAAGATTGTTCAAGTCGATGTAAACGGAATTAAAACATTTGACGGCACTGGTGTTGGTATACACGTTAATTCACTCTACGGAGTTCCATTCATTCCAACCAAGGATGCACCAAAAGGTGCTTCTGTTGAAGTCGGAAGATTGTTCGCATTGGACACATCTGATGCAGAGGGATTCGGTTATCCAAGATTGGGTATCCAAGTCGCAATTCCAACAGAGTATTACGAAGCCACTAGACGTACTCCGGGTTATCCATTCATCAACAGCAACACGCTTGTTGAGAAAGCATTGTTCAGAACAATGGGAGAAACCGTCTGTAGACACTTTAAATCACAAGGCAAGATTAGAGATATCAAACTTTAGTCAAACCAAAACTCTTTTTTATTTTTTAAATCTTTATATATCACTGTTAATGCATTATATTAATGACTTTAACAATCGCACAGAATTCCGACCATAAATCATTGACCGGAAAAACACTGTCCGTACAAGCAGAACTACTCTCTAAATTGAAAGTGGCTATTGTAGACGTTACTTATGCAACCGAAGATTATGATATCGGGGGCAATGTAGTAGACCTATCATTAGATGGAAGAATAGACACAATCATAGCAGTAGAGGTTCTAGAGGTTTCAACAGGCAATTCAGTACAGTATGTTCATGGTGCAGCTAGTGCAGCAGCATTAGGTAAACTTAAACTATACGAATCAGGCACTGCTAGTGCAGCCTTTGATGAAGCAGATGATGCTGACTCTATTACAATGACTTGTAAACTAAGGGTATACGGATTTTAATTCCCTTTTATTTATTTTTTTCCAATATCTTTATAAAGTATGAATACGTTGATTTATTATGGCTCAAGTAGATACTCCTAGAGAAAAACCGTATAATGATGGAGGTTCTCTGGTAGGTGTTTATGGAAGAAATGCTCCAGTTACATCAACTAATGCTTATGCAACGGTTCTTGATATTGATTGTAGAGGTATTAGAAGTTCAGTAATTACTTCATTTAATACTCATGCTTCAAATGATTTGAAATATGAAATTTGGGCAACCACATTACCTTTCGCTGACCAGACAGATATGACTGGAACAGATGATGATGATTATGATAACGGGTGGGTACAAATAAAAGCAGAAACAACATTAACAGCAAGTGCAGCACCAACAATTGATACATTAGATAATCCTTATTCAAGATTGGTTTTTAGAGTAAAATCATCAGTTGCAGATACTCATGGTACATTACATGTATATCATCGTGGCGAAAACTAGGGTAATCTTTAAAAGAGACAACTATCATATTTAAACATGGTTACACCTGTATATTGTTCAGTCGCTGATGTGGCAGACTTTTTGAGGGTAGATATAACAGCTACAACAACACCTAATATTACACAAGTAGAAAAACTAATCAATCGTAAGGAAGACGAAATAGACAGAAGAACAGGTCACGCATGGCGTGAAGCAACTGCTACTACTGAAGTTCATGACATGCCTATTATCTATGAATTTGGTTGGGGTACTCCTATTTTCCTCCGACATAGAAAAATTAGAACTGATGCAGATGGTGGATTGGTTTCAGCTTCGGGTGATTCACTTGAGGTTTATGCAGGGGCTTCTGGAGGTAATCCCGGAGGTTCAGCAAGTTATACTGATATTACTGATAATTCTGATGGTGGATTTGTATTAGACCCCGAATATGGAAGACTATACATGAGAGGATATATCTTTACTGTAATGAGAAAGAACAGAATGAGAATTACTTATCGTTATGGTGATACAACTGTACCGGGAGATATTACAGATATATGTATTAAACTAACTGCAATTGAATTATTATCAACATCATTTAGAGCAGATATTTTACCTGTTGGAGGTTCTGGTGGATGGGATTGGAAAGATTCTATTAATCAATGGAAAGAAGATATCCAAAGAGTAATCACCCAACGCCAAGAAATTATACCAATTGCCTGACAGATTTGCATTTGCTTCTTTCATGGAAAAGGAAGCAGAGAAATATTTAACAGAGTTAAACGAAAAGCGAGG